GTTTCAGGTCCCCGATCCTCTGAGAGAGGGCTAAGCAGCCGAAGCGATTGAGGGCACCGAGGGGAGTCACGGGGTTGCCGTGCTTGAGGTAGTTCAGGATTCGGTCGGTCTGAGATTTCTTCATGCTCCACCTGTTCGGTTGGCGTGTTCCGCTATGTATTGAAGGATGGGAAGGTCGTTGGTCATGCGGCATTCCACTTCTTGAGCAATGCAGCGGCCTTCGGAATGTCAGCCACGGACGCGGAGGCAATAGCCCTCACCATCCCGAAATATTTGGAGCGCCAGTCAGCCTGGGCGGCGTCTATGAACAGCACTCGCTTACCCAGGGCGTGCGCATATCCGACCTCGACACAAAGTCCGTAGCCGCTCGGATTCCGCGCACTCATGAAGGCGGCCAGGGCGTCACACTCGCGAACACCCGCTAGATCCCACGCCGTGTAGATTCCATGATCGTCCGTCTTGGGCTGGTTGCGCGGATCGATGACGTCAAATCCGGAACCGAGAGCCGCAATCAGCTCGTCCTGCCATCCGGAGTGCATGTCGCCAGCGAGGTAGAGTTTCATACTCCGCACATCCCGTCGCATTCGTTGTTGAACATGTTGAGCTGGCCGCGATCTTCGGCGGTCGATAGGTCAACCTCCGAGAGCGGTTTAAAGCTACGATGGGCGTATAGCGTGCCAGTTGATGCTCGAACGCCGCCGCGAATCGCATCATCCAGCGAAACCGCCTTTGCCCACTCCGCGGGATGTTTGTCGCGAATCTCCCGCCAACGGGCATCGCTCGAATAGGGGCAGAACCAACACGAGCTTTTCGGTGGCTGCGGGTAGCCGTTGCGTTTGAGCCATTCGAGGCAGTCGCCGCGCGACATGCGCTTCTCGATCAACGGCCAGCGGTTGACACACCAGTTGTTGTTCGACGGTTTGACGCGGCTTGCCTCATCGGTCGAAATGCCGATCCAGCACTCGACGAGCGGCTCTTTCGATTGCTCCCCCGGAGCAAGACCCGCCATTTCGCGCATGGCCTTCTTGAGCGGCGTCAGCTTGAATTTGTCGGTGCATGACCGCCACAGCATTCCTTGGCTTTCTTTAGTCTCGCTGAACCAAGGGACGTAGTTAGGCGCTTCACCGGCGATCGAATCCCTAACTTGCTGCTCAAGACTTCCGCGCGTGACGATCTTCACCGGAAATGGCAGCACATTGGGCGACATAAGCCAGCGTAGGTGATCGTAAACAACGGCCGGCTCTCCTTGGGTATCTGCAAAGATCGCGCAGTCAGGCATCGGCCCGATCTCCCCGTGCGCGGCCATCAGCGCCATCGTTGTGGACTGCACACCGGCACCGAGAGAGATGACGCGAATCATGCCGCCAACCGGTAGGAGACAAATCTTTTCCCGCGCCTTTTCATTGGCACGGCGACAATCCGCTTCCCCTGTTTCTTGGCGTCCGAGATCCGGGCAGCAAGTCGGGTGATCCCGTAATGCGTGAACGAGAAGTACGAGGTAATCCCCCCTCTCGTTTCCATGTGATGGATGACGCGCTCGGTCTGACTCATGACGCGCCTTTCGTCCCAACGGAATCGGGAGCCATGGTGATTTCCATTTCGATGTAGTCCTTCTCGTATTTTTCGTAGAAGGCCTTTGCCGCTCGATAGAGTTCGTGCGGGTGATCGAAGAACTGCGTTATCTCCTCAAGGCCATGCCAATCGCCTAAGTCACATCGGCGTCGAGCTTTTGCTTTCAGCATGAACCGACAGGTCGTCGTGTTGCACATCTAGGCGGCCCTCAGTGGTCTCTGGGGTTTGGGGAACGCGCGCTTTGGCCATTTACGCTTCGCCGCTGCCTTGGCCTTCTTGGCCTTGCGCGGGCGCTTCACTAATGGATCTGGCAGTTCACCGGGAGCTGGATATGGGCTCGGGAACTCCCTCAGTCCTGACGTGCTGGCGATATGCCAAATCTGTTCGAGGCGCTTGGTGATGTGCGCCTGCATGGCCTTGTCGAACTTGAATGGCTCGTTTGCTCGACGCAGCAGATAGGAAAACTTCGTCTGCCCAATCAACTCGACCAGCCACGGACCGGATTCGGCGGGGTTGGAGTGCCACCACGCATGGCACTGGAAGCACAAACACGCGGCGTTTACAGGATCGAAGCGCAGGGCTTTCACGCCTCGGGGAACGTGATGTGAGCAATGAAGCTGACCCTCTGTGCGCCCGCACCGTTCGCATTGATTCCCCGCCCGATGGCGGATGAGCAGCGAATACAGCTTGTCTGCCTTGCGGACGGCGATCTTCATGCGCTCACACCCTCGCTATGAAGTTGCCGCGAGACACAACCGGGTGAGGCAAGCAAAATCCCGGTGGGGTGCGTGTATCTTTCGGGTGTGCGGAGATTAAAAAAAAGAGGCGAGCGGAGGCCGGATTGGATACCGGCTGGGTGCGATTGGTTTAATACCCACTGAGAGCCTCGCTTCTCTCGCGGTTCCCCGGACCTAAGGGCCGCAACCCCTTGCCGATCCCGCGTGTCCATCCACGCCGCTCCGCTCATAAACTTCATCCCCTCACCTTCCGAAACACCGCCCACACACCCCACACCACCAAGAAGGCCTGTAGCTGACCAATGAGGTAGGCGAGGAGGATGGGCCAGGTCATGCGGCATCCCCATCAAGGAGCTTCATTTGCTCGGCGGGCTTGGGCTTTTCGATGAAAAGGTCAGCCTGCTTATAGGCGTCCTCGATTCGGCGGCAGGCGATGTCGAAGTATTTTGGCTCGATCTCGATGCCGGTGAACTTTCGGCCAAGTTTCGCGCAAGCAACGCCAGTGGTGCCGGAGCCCATAAAGGGGTCGAGAATTGTTTTGGCGCGAGGAATGAACCCAAGGCACCACTCCATCAGTGCCGCGGGCTTCTGAGTCGGGTGACCGACTCTCTCGCCGTTGGTTGCCCCAACCGAGTAGACGAAATGGCGCGCTGGCCTGTCTTGGTTCGTCCACGCGAACTCGGTCGATGAGAACGTCGGGGCAGCATCTGGCTTGGCCCATGTCAGCCAGCCGCGAGAAACCGGAAGGCCAAAGCGCTCGCCGCCCCAGATGATGATTTCCTTGGCGAGACACAGAAGCTGGGAAACATCGGGAATTTCCCGATCCCACTCGCCCAGAACAACGCCGCGATTTGCGGACCACTTTGTGTGCTTCGCGCCGAATCCAATCCCATACGGCGGGTCCGTTACAACTGCATCCACAGGATCAAGGCACGGCAGAATTTCGAGGCAGTCGCCCAGATACAGAACCGCATCCCCGATGCGCTCCACCCGCTTGGCGACCTTGGACAACCGCATTTCCCGCACGGCGAGGTCGTAGCTGTCCTTGGCGTTCTGGTTCGGATCGTAGTCGTTCACGCCGCAGCTCCATCGGCTGCGAAGAACTGCGCGGATTGGCGAAGGGCTTGCGCTTGTTGCTCTAGCTGCTCGGCGCGCCTGCGTCTGCGAACAGCGAGCTCCCCGCACACGGCTTCCAGAAACATCCAATCGCCCATGGACGAGAAGAAGTTATCGAGGGCGATCAGATCCCCGATCTTCATTTCCGTTTTTCCGGTGCGCCAATTCCCAACGGTATCGGGGTCGCGGTCAATCGCTCGGGCGATGACCTTGTCCGTCAAGCCTGCATTGCAGCGCGATTGCAGCGCCGCCATCTGGCGCGAGCGAAGAACTTCCCTATTCACGGTGAAATTCCTCGGTTTCGAAGGTAAAAAAAATCCCATTGTCTTTCTCCATCCTTGAGGGATGAAGACCGACACCACCAAACGCATCGGCAAGACAGTCACGGTTCGCCAAGCGATCGCGCCAACGATCGAGCGGCTCTTTAGGCAAATGAATGAGAGGAGAGCCGGGAGAGCCGAAACCCTCCCGGCCGAAGTTAGGACCGCAGAGGTCCACAGGGAGGCTGCTCGCGTAATCCCGCCAGCTAGGGGAGCGTTCATTGCGCCCCGAAAAAAGGTTTAAGGACAGCAATACTGCATGTCCCCCGATCGAATTAATCCGCGTCATCACTCGCGGGCACGATTGGCGGTGTCTTCCCGTTTCGGGTCGGGTCGGCTGATGAGGCCGTCTTTCACTCCCGCGCAATTGGTGAAGTGATGAGAAACGATGCGCTGACACGCTATCGTGCTGTTCGTTCGTGGATCGTCCAAGGCTCGCAAGCGATTTGCTTTGCCACCGATGGGGACGAATTGATCCGGGTCGAACTGGACCCAGAAACAGCGAACCTGCTGAGAGAGAAGATACCGGAGGGGGTGTGGCCGGCATGCTAACCTCTGGCCTTGAGGGCTGCGATGCAGAGGGCGAGTGCGGGAGTCGATCTCGCCACAGCCTCAACGTCTCTAAGTTCTACCCAAGCCCACCCCTTCGCGTGGTTGCGGCCTATTTGCAGTTTCGCATACGACCCCTCCGGCACGAGCGTAAGAGCCGCGTCGAGAGAGGACGAATAGCGTGGCGCCTTGCCCACGGCACGCAGCAGAGGGTTGCCGAGCGCGACGTAAATCTCGCAGTCGAGTTCGCGGCTCCCCTCTTCCGCTTCCTCCAGCTTGGCGATGAGTTCGGAGAGGGTCATGCCGCCCTCTTCGGCTTGCGGTTGTCACCGACCGATTCAAGAAACTCACGCGGAAGCCGCACGCCGTCGCGCTCTGCCGCAGCCAAGATGCCGGGCCGACGCCAAGCGGGTATCCCGCCCTTGCTCCGCTGCCAGCTATCGACGGTGGACGTGGGCAACCCGAGGGCGATCCCGGCTTTAGTGGGCCCCCCGAATGCCTCGATCACGCTCTTCGCAACGACGTTCATCCTTCCTATTTACGCTTTTCGGAAATCGCCCGCAACAGAAATTTACGGGAATCGGTAATGTGCGGAAGCGCACATTAGGGCATACGCCTGCGATGCGCAGGAAATGGCTGGAAGCTAGGCTCGCAGAGCTGAAACCGATCAGCGGAAAGTCCAAGTCCGGGCTCGCGAAGGCATTGGGCGTTCCGCCCTCGCGCATCACGGAGATGTTAGACGGCTCCCGGAAAATTCATTCGTCGGAAGTGAGCCCGATGGCTAAGTATCTCGAAATCCCTGAAGAGACATTGCTTGCCCTAATTAGCGGCAAAAAGAGCAATGTTTTACGCGACCGTCATCCGATCGTTAGGGTCCCGTTAATAGACTGGGTCCAGGCTGGAATGTATACCGAGGTCACAGACCCTTACCCAAAGGGCGGATTTGAAAGGGAGATTGACATTTCTTACCCCCGCACCAGCCTTATTGCCCTCACGGTTCAGGGGGACAGCATGGATCTGGTAGCGCCCGAGGGAAGCGTGATCATCGTGGACTACTCGATTAAGGATTTGACGGTCGGCAAGTATTACATCATCAAGCACGGCGGCAGCGCGACGTTTAAATTATATAAGAGTGATCCGCCCCGCTTCGTCCCCTTCTCCACCAACCCGAAGCACGAAGAGATATTCCCGAACGGCCCGGTTGAGGTCGTCGGGCGAGTCGTCCGGGTCGTTAGCGAACTCTAAGCAGCACCCCACCTAAGCCACGCGGCGAACACGCTTTTACGGGAATTTCCGATTTCCGTAATTTTTTGCTTGCGTTCATTTCCGATTTCCGTAAACTCGGTTTCCATCAGCCCACAGGGCGCGCCGATGATGGAGACCACGATGAGCACGCAAGTTACACCAGCCCAGGGCCCCTGGATCGTTGGCGTGATGGGTGAGAACGGCGAATTTCATCGCACTTGCGCCGATGAGTTTGCGACCAAGCGGGCCGCCGAGGGCTACGCAGCCTCCCGTCAGCAACAGAAACGCTTTCTCCATTTCGTTGCGAAGGAGGGCCGCTGACATGCGCCCGCCCAACGCAATCCGCCGCGCCGAATGGACCAGCCTACCTCTCGGCTATCGCTGCGAATACGGGCGGCTTCTCCGTCACGATCCCATGAGCGATGACCCGGACCTTGAGACGGACGTGGGCAACTGCCCTGTCTGCGATGGGAAGGGGTGCGAGGAACAGCTTTGCAAGAGCGAGGACGGCGACGAGATGTGCGCCGCCTGTGATTGCTGGAAACAAACCCGCGCTATGTGCGGTTGACGGGAACAGGCCGCCTATGCCTTCGGCGGCCAGAGGGGAATGGGATTATGGACGCACAGAAGATTTTCGACACGGTGGCAAGGCATCTGCTGACGCAGCGCAGAAAGTCCGAAGAAACGCACGGATTGCGCTCGTGTCTTTACCGGAGGTCGCTCGGGGACGGTACGGCTCTCATGTGTGCTGTCGGCTGCCTCATCCCCGATGAGTCGTATTCCCCTGACCTAGAGGGAAAACAAGCCGACGACGAACGTGTTTTGGCTGCGCTTCCGTTCAGCGCAGATGCGGCCTTCCTTCGCTCGCTACAGGACATTCACGACTACGACGACGTTTGGGGCTGGCCTGGACGCCTCCGAGACTTTGCACACGCGCATGCGCTGTCGCCTGCCGTGGTGGAGGAACTTGCGCCGCTTCATGGCGACTGGAAACCGGCCGCCTGAGGGGAATGGGAATGGACGCCTGCACTCATACGCCGCGCCACGAGTTATTGGCCGAGCTTCAGGGAATGGCCGAAGCCGCAGCAATCCATGGCTTTCCTCGGACCGAGCGCACAGCCATTGAGGCGAAGACCCGCATTGAGGCTGCCGAGCAAGCGCTCCGTGATTTGCTCGACCGATACACGGCGCTCGTGAATTGCGGCGACTGCGGCAATTGGAATCCAGAGACCGAACCCGAAGTCATCGCGGCCCGCCGCGCTCTCGGGAAGGAGTGACGCCATGCCCGACGCCTATGAGTGCCCGCATTGTTTGGGACAAGGACGGGTCGATATCAGCGGCAACAACCCGCAGCCCTACTACGGCGCATGTCCTGAATGCGAGGGCTCGGGCGAACTCTCTGCAGAACAAATGCTGGATTACTGCCTGAACCAGATTCGGGCAGCCCGAAACGTTGCCCACACCTACTGGCCCAACCGGGAGATTCGGGACCGGCATTTGGACAACGCCCGCCACTGGATTGGGTGGGGCAAGAAAGCCCGCGCCACCATCACCGAGCGGGACCACGCCGGGGCCGGGCATATCGGACGGGAGGCGGCTTAGATGGCCATCAAAATTCATTACGCCGTTTCTACGCCGAACCGCTTTGGCGGCTATCACATCTACACGCTTTGCGGACGTGAAAACCGCTCATTCAAGGGAGATGGGATCAACGACGCGAACTCGTGGGATGAAGTGACTTGCAAGTTCTGCCTCAAGCTGCGGGTGACCCATGAGAAGCGCGAGCAGGCAACGGAGAAATGCAAGCCATGACCCTCTCCCAACGCCTCACCATCGCCACCTGGGGCTTCCTCCTTCTGCTGGCCTCTTATGTGGCGGGATACATCAACCTTCTCGGTTCTATGGAGTGAATGATGCCCTTCGATTTGAACAAGTGTCAGAAGAACGAACAGGGTCATTGGCTCGCTCAGACGCGGGACGGGCGCAAGGTGGTTATCGTTTGCGCCAACGCTCCCGGCAGCCTGGCCCTAGTTGGGTTTCACGGCGAGGTGAACACTCTCGACCGTTGGTATGCCGACGGCAGCTACATCCAGGGCCACGCGCACCCCGCAGACGTCATCAACGCTCGGCGGCGGGCGAAGAAAGGCTGGCGAAAAGTTCACGAACTGAAGATGGAATGGATGGAATAGATGCTGATTGACACTTTGCTCCCCTATTTCTCCGCCTCCCACCTCCTCCGCAGCTACTCCAGCTTCAAGAGACTGGATGGGTTGAATCTCATGGAGAGCGTCATGGTCTGTTCCAAGTCCCCTGCGGCCAGAGCTGCGGCAGCCAATGCATTGGGGGCGACACCGGAACTCGTGGAAGGGAATGGTGCGGCATGAGCGAGTGGCACGAGATCGATACAGCGCCGAAGGACGGGACTTGGATTCTCGTCTGTGAGCCGAGCGGTACGTGGATGGATGTCGTGACGTTCCGCGGCGATCAATGGGTGCGCTTCAACAACTCGACATATTTGCAGCCGGTCGAAGATTTGTCGCCAACGCATTGGCAACCCCTCCCCGAACCACCGAAGGAGTGAACCATGAAAAAGATTCTCGACCTTCTTACCCCTGTGAACGTGAGCGTGGCCGATCCTGAGACCAAGGCGACCGAGGTGAAGCCCGCCGTGCTGATCGGCAGAACCTTGGAAGCCTCTCCTCGCTACGACGTTCGCCTTGAATCCGGTGAATACCTCTCCGGCATTCCTGATGCGTTCGTGGAGAGGAGGGAGGCTGCGTGATGGGAACCGGCCAGCTTCATTACGACCAATACATCCGCGCCTGCGACTTGTTCGGGGCGGGAGAAATCACCGAGGAAGAATTTCGCACGCGCATGGATCGGCTCGGTTACTCGCCTCACGAGATAGACGAGGAGATCGAGGCCGTGAACGAAATGGAATGGAGGTTCGCCTAATGCTTAGGTCAGACACCGTGGCGGCGATCGCCAAGGCCCTCGCAAAAGCGCAGGCCGAAATGAAGGCGGCGGCAAAGGATCACGTCAACCCCGCCTTCAAGAGCAAATACGCCGACCTTGCGAGCGTGTGGGAGGTGGCGCGGTCCTGTCTCCCCAAGAACGACATCGCCGTGTTCCAGAACGTGACCAGGCTGGAAAACGGGATCGGCGTCGAAACCATGCTCCTGCATTCATCGGGAGAGTGGATTCAGTCCGACCCGTTCTTCGTGCCGGTGTCTCGCCCGGATGCCCACGGAACCATGTCGGCCGTCACCTACGGCAAGCGCGGCTCACTGTGCGCTGTCTGTGGAATCGTGGCCGACGAGCCCGACGATGACGGCAACGCCGCTTCGGGCAAGGAGCCGCCCCGGACTGCCAAGCAAACCTTCTCGGTCAACGACGGCAACCGCGATGCACCCCCGGAATCGTGGACCGGGCCGATGAAGAAAACGGCCCTCAAGAACGCGATTACAGCCCTGGTCAAAGACCTCAAGGACTGCACCGACGTTTCCACCCTGCAGGGCATTTGGGCCGACAACAAGGCCGTGGTGGACCAGGCACAACTGGATCTGCCCGATTGGTATGACCGCCTTGAGGCCGTCCTGATGGATCAGGAAACCTCCCTCACCCATAACCCGCTCGCCGCAGCCTAAGGAGCCATCATGCCCACCTACGAACCGAAACCCGGCGACGTGTCCGCCTTCCGCAACGACAAGAAGGGGAACGAGAAGGCTCCCGACCTCAAGGGCTACGTCATGGCCCATCGTGACATTAAGGCCGGGGAGAAGATCGAACTGGCCCTGTGGGAACGCAGAGGCAAGCAGGGGGGATTCTTCTACTCCGGCAAGGTCAGCGATCCGCGGCAGAGGCAGGAGTCCGCGCAGTCCGGCGGTGAGGTCGATGATTCGATTCCATTCACTCCGGCGCGTGACTAATGGCGATTTACGACCCGGACAAAATTTTCGACGCCCTCGAAACCGCAGCCGAGGAGTGGGCCAATGCTGACTACGACGCCCGACGCCTTGAGAACCTACAGAAATCGCGGCTGGCACAGATCACGCTCGCCAAGATGCAGGGGAAGTCAAAAGCCCAAGCCGAATTGGAGGCGTTGGCTGATCCGGAATACATGGAATGGATTGAGGGCATGGTTACGGCGAAGAAAATAGCCATCCGGGCAAAGGCAAAATACGACGATTACAAAGTCCTTGCTGATGGGCGCCGAACCCAGGAATCGAGCCAGCGAGAGTTGATCCGATGACCACCGATAAGGCCATGACACCGGAAGCCCCTATGGACTCCCCACCGATGAGCGCCCCGATGACACCGGAAGAAGTCCGAGAGGCGCGGCGGCAGATCGACGCGGCGCTGAAGCAAAAGCCGGACGGTTATGCGCGCGTCCTGCATGAGGACGATTTCATGAAATGGGCCCGCTACGCCCGCGTGCTGGAGAGGCACGCCGAGGCGATGGCGGAAGCGATCGGCAGCGCAAAGGCGATGGACGTTCCCCGCGATATCGCAATGGCTTTCGCTGAGTACCGCACCCAATTCCCCCGCACCGATGAGGATGGACGATGAGCTATTTTACGATCGCCGGAGAAGAGTTTGCGCTTCTGTCGTGCGGGGCCTGCGGTATCCGCTGGCTGACCCCAAAGCGCTTCGATGACGACAAGCGCGAGGGCGGCGGAAACTTTTACTGCCCCAACGGGCACTCGCGTGTGTATCGCGACAGCACCACCGATCAGCTTAGGCGCGAGCGCGACCATCTCCGTCAGCAAATGGCGCGCGTCGAGGACGAGAAACGAGAGGCCGAACAGAAGGCCGAGGCCGCCGCTAGGGCACTCCAGCGTCACAAGAAACGCGCCGCTGCTGGGACGTGCCCGTGCTGCAAACGAACGTTCGCCAACATGGCGCGTCACATGAAATCGCAGCACCCCAACTTTGCGACGCCGCCCGCAAACGTCGTTGCCATGCGAAAGGCCCAGCCATGAGCGAGACCCTACAGACGCTGGTGGACGAGGCGCGGGAGTTGAGACAGAGCCTGCTCTTCATGTCGATGGTCGGTGTCGAGAACATGGGCCGCGAAGGTGGCCCTACGGCGCACGACATCGACACTCTGCTCTACAAGATCGACGGCTATCTCGACCGCCTCTGCGCCGCCCTTTCCGCCCCAGCCGCACCATCTGCGCAGACGGCCGAGACGTGCGCGCTATGCGATCCGCTCAACCCCTGTGAGACCCATTGCAGCCGCTGGAGTGCGTCCCCTGTACGGGATGCCAGCAAGGCGCAGACGGCCGAGACGAAGGCGGGGGAGCCTGACGGACTGTTCATTGATGGCTGCTTCACCCGGCGGGTGCTGAACGGCGAGACGCCCCCGGGCTGCCCAGCACCCACCCCCTCGCCGGACATCGCGGCGCTAAGGGAGAGGGCGGCCAAGGTTGATCGCGAGCTTACGGACGTTCTGAGCGATCCCGATCGCTGGACGCAAACCCATTTGCTCAAGGCCCGCAATGTGATCCGCGACCTTGCTGCCGCTCTCCCCTCGACGGGGACGGGGGAGGAGGTTCGGCTCGATGAATTACTCAGACGCTCTGCCGCTCGGTTCCGGGCGATGACTCCTGAGCAGCAGGAAGCCGAACTGCGTGCCCAACGCGAAAGCTGGGTGCGCGGCGAAATGGGCATCGGCAGCGACAAGGACGAGGCTGATTATCGCGCCGCCCTCTCGTCGCCGGCGAAGGGGGAGCGGTGATGTCTGAGTGTATCGCTGAGAGTTATTGGGGGTGGGTTGTCGCCCTCTTCATTGGTGCTGTAGTTGGTCTTGGCATCAAGCTGTTTGTTGATGCTTTGCTGGCCAAGGAGCAGCCATGACCACCAACGATGCCGACGTGCTGGCGCTGGCGCACGAGTTGGAGCAGCACATCGCACGACACGCGGACGAGTATGTAAAGACCGCAGTTCGCTTCGAAGTCGGCACGTCAATGTCGAACGGCAGGGCAGAGTTCATTGATCATCTGGAATACCGAATTGAGAACTTTTGCCGCGCCCTCTCACGCCCGGTGCCGGAGGGGTTCGTGCTGGTGCCGAAAGAGCCGACCGAGGAGATGCTTGTCGCCGGGTGTCGGGCGCTGTCGTTGCTCGGAAAAGATGTCTGGATGGACATTGAGTTGCTCGGCAACAACGGCAAGGCGCACCGAAAAATGGCGATCCGCTATCGCGCCATGATCGCCGCCGCCCCATCCGAACGTGAGGACAGGTAAATGGCCGGGAAGGTGAAAGCCGAAATGCTGGTGCTGGCGGAGAGAGTGCAGCGCGATGACGTGGCTATTTCCGCCGTCGAATGGAAAGAGGCTGCGTTACAGCTCGCCCAGTATCTCGTCACCCCCGCACCTAAGCCAAGGAGGAAGAAGTGAGCGAGGTTCTTTTGCTGGTCGCGGGAATTGTCGCTCTCGCGGCTGGGCGGGTCGCGTGGGCGCTGGCTTTTGACCCTGAGTTCATTCGTTTGTGGGAACGGGCCCGCGATGACTACTTCCGCCAGAAAGCCGAGCGCAAGGCCCGCGCCCTTCCATCCTCTCCCATGGAGCCGACAAAATGAGCGAACACCCCGCAGTTGAAAACCTCAGAACCTGCCAGCGCCAGCTTGACGCGGATGGCGTTGAGGTCGGTGTCTCTCGCCAAGCGGTCGATGAGACGCTAGCCGAACTGGCACGTACTGAGCGAGAGCGCGACGCTGCTATGTCGAATTTCCGCGACGCTTGGCAGGCATTGCTTCGGCTGCGCGAGGAGGTCGAGTCACGATCCGGCGGGATGGTCGCGCCCGAGCACACCGGCCCGGAGTTCGCCCATGAGGCGGAGCAAATCGCCCGAGGCGTGATCATCATTTACGACCGAGCGTTGGCCGCCGAACGGGAGCGCGACGAAGCGCGCCGGGAGATCGAGAGGCTGCGGGGAGAGATTGCCGTCGCAAAGCAGGGATGGGACCGTGCGCTTGAATCGGTCGCCGTCGGGCTCGACAACGCCAGCCTGCATATCACCGCAGCATCCGTCCGAAACTTCATTGGACGATGGCCCGGCGCAGCACAGGAGGGCGGTAATGGGTGAGACGGCATGGCGCCACATGACGGAGAACGAGCGCAAACTGGCCGTCGCTCTTGGCGGATGCAGTTTCCCGCCCGCAACAGCACAAAAGCGATTCGCCCGACATATCTCCGAGCAGGCGAACGCCCCGGAGCCGAAGATCACCGACAAGCAGCGCGCCTACCTGCACAAGATGGTGCACCGCTACCGGAGGCAGATACCGGCGGAAATCCTCTGCCTTCGCTTGGACGATGCCGAGCACAAACCCAAGGACGGAGCTAGCCATGACTGAGACGGAAATGAACTCCCCGGCACAAGAGATCGGCCCCATTCGTCTGATGTGGTGCCGCATCTCACGCGAGGTGTGGAATCTGAGAATCGGGCGTTGGCTTCCACGGCTTGTGTGGCTGGGCGATGAAATCGACGTGAGAATTACGTTCGTTGAGGACCCCCTGCGCCAGAGCGACCCACTCCGCGGCCTATTCAGCGGGGGTGTTTTTGAGATCGAACAGCAACTAAAGGGAATGGGCATCACGTTCGATACCGGCATGGGTTGCGGGGGCAGAGATTGGGAGTGGGACTACGCCTTGAGCGGCCCCATCCGCGTGAAGTTTAAGGGCCGAGCGCAGGAACCAGGAAAGCGTCGCTCGCGGCCGAAGCCGGCGCTGGTTGTGTCCCATGGCTGAAGGAGGGCCGCTAAAATGGATCGCCAGACTCGCAATTTCAACCCGCACAAGGCGGCGTGGGCAGCAATGTATTTGTTCGGTGAGCGGTACTCCCGGCAGAACGGCGGTTCGATGGACTTCTGGGACACGCTAAGCGAGAGCGAAAAGCGCCTCTGCCGGTATCTCGTGAAGGTCATCGAAGAATCGCCGGCCGAGCCCAACCCCCACACCTGAGCCCAGGAATGACCGCCCGCAAGGCCGACATCGTTGACTTGCCGAACTGGCCCCGTTTGCTCTCCCGGGAGCAGGCGGCGGCCTACTGCGGGCTGAGCCCGGTGAGTTTCATTGACGAAGTGGAGGCTGGCACGTTCCCGCGAGCTATTTTCCTGAGCGGGACTCGGCGTAAACTATGGGACAGAGCCGCGATCGATCGCGCCCTGGATGCGAAGATTACCGGAAACGGAGGTGAGTTTGACGAACGGAAACGGCGGGCCGCGAACCAAGATCGTCCGCCGTCGCCTCGCGGACGGGTCGGTTAAAGAATACCGCTACGACCTTGGGGGGAAAGCGGCAGCCGAAGCAAGGCGCAGGGCGTCCAATGCCGTCCATCAAATTGCGGTGGCTTACTTCAGCGCCCCCGAGTTCAAGTCCCTCTCTCCCTCATGGCAAAAAGCCGTCCGCCATTACGTCTCTCTGATCGAGGACAAGCTGTGGTGGATGACGTTCGAGGATCTTGCCGACAGGCGGGCGCGGGCTGAGTTTTACGACCTTCGTGATTTTCATGCTGCTATGCCCGTCAAATCTGACAGGCTAATCAGCGTTCTCAAAACCCTGTGCTCGTTCGCGTATGAGCGCGCCATGATTGCCGCGGACCATGCCAGGGGTATCCCCCGGCTTTCACCCGACAGGCCCGTGCGGGCCGATTGTATTTGGCTTCCGGAGCACGAAACGGCCTTTCTCGGCGTCGCGCCTCCCGACATCCGCATGCTCTATCTAATGGCGCTCTATACGGCCGCTCGGCAGATGGACGTAGCCCGATTGAGGTGGGACCAAATCCATGATGGATGGTTGTCGTTCCAGCCGTCAAAAACGAAGGCTAGGACAGGCGTTTGGGTTCATCTTCCCCTCTACGCCTTCCCTCCACTTAAAGCCCTCGTAGACTCATGCCAGAGGCAGGGCGACTACATTCTGATGACCGACTCCGGGGTGCCGTGGACGCCTTACAACATAAAGTCGCGGTGGCTCAAGACGAAGGCCAAGGCGGGAATCACCGACGACCTGCATTTCCACGATTTGCGGGGGACCGCTGTTACCCGGATGCTGGAGGCGGGATGCACCGATGCCGAGGCCGCCGCCATCACGGGGCACGCTCTAATTCGGGGCGCGGCGATGTCCCGTTATGCCTCCCGCTCCAAGCATCTGGCCGTCAACGCCTACACGAAATGGTGGGCGTCGATGCAGCCCGGGCGGGTCGTTTCCATCGCCGGAAAACGCGGTCGGAAAACGTCCGAAAATGACTCGACAACCGATTGAATAATCAGGCAAGCAGAAGCCGGTAATTCATGCGCTAGTAAGCAGAATCAAGGTCGTTTTCCGGCCCCCGTTATATCCCGTTCTATAGGCGTTCAGGGCGCGGTAAAACGGCCCCATGCAACCCGCCCTCCTCAAGCACGCCCTCATGGGGTTCTTCGAGATATGGGCGAAATGCGATTCCTGCGGGAATGAACGGAAGCTGGATGAGCTGGCTCTATCGGTAGCCAAAGGCCAGCAGACGCCCGTAGAGAGAATCAGGGCCCGGTGTCAGTGCGGGAAGAGAGGGACGGTGTTCTTGAAGTTTCCGAGGAAGGTCACTTCGACAGGAGCTTGATCGTCTCGTCCTTGCCTTGCGAGCTTTTCGACGAGCCGTAATAGAAGGCGAACACCTGCGTCACTACGGTCCCGAGAGAGCCCAGAAGGAGCAGGAAGGCATCCGAGCCGGCGGTGTCCTTGTTGATGCCCCAAACGAGAATGTAGACCAAGATGCCGAAGAAGCCCGTTACGGCGATGATGGCGAGGACTCCGGGGATCTGGTCCTTGGTCTGAACCTGCCGGTTGCGGGCGCTGTCCCGGTCCTTCTCCGATATGTCCTCAAGGTTGATGTCGAGCTGCTTCATCTGCACCTGAAAGTCGTTGTCGGCTTTCTTCAGGGCAAGCAGTTGGTCCGGGGTCGCGGTGTTCAAAGCCGTGGCCATGGCGTCGGGGGTTCCCGAGCCGGGCGTCAGGCCGAAAATCTTCTCTATGGTCGTCACGGCTAAACCGGCAACAGGGCCACCAAGAGCGGTCGCAAGCCCCGGTGCTACCGTCGCGAGGGTGTCTTTCCAATTGGCCATCTAGCCCTCCTTAAAGGCTGTAGCGATACGCACAGCGCGGTCCTTGACCTGCGCGCTCCATTTCGAATCCAGGCACTCTCTCGCTGCGGTCTCGTAATCCCCCGCCTGTAGAGCGGAGAGCATCTTTTGAAATCCCGAGAGGCGCGGCCAGCCCATGTTGAACGCCATATTGAGGAAGCCGAGCTGACGCGCTTCGGTCATGTCGTGATACCAAGGCGCCTTGCCTCCGACTTCCCACATCACTCGGGAAATGTCGTTGGAGAGGAGGATGTGCGCTTCGGCTTCCGTGATTCCCTGGTCGGTTAAATTCCGACCCACGCCGATCGTGATCTTGCCCACCGTATCGACGTAGGGCTTCAGCTTTAACCCCTCGTCGCGGATCAGGTCTGCGGTCAGTTGGGCGAAGAAATCCTTGATGGCGTTTTGCACTACAGCTCCTTCGGATCGAAGCCGTGATACTTGGCGATCCGTGCCGTCAGTCGGAAGAAGTTGGCGTTGTGGGCTAGAGACCTGTCCCCCATCACCTGTTGCCGCATGTGCGCCATTTCATGCGCCACGGCTTTCAAAAGCGTATCGGTGTGCCCGACCATCTTTGCCGACACGTAAATCTGATGGCCCTTCTTTCCGTCCGGGGCGTAGGCCGCCATGTGGGAGCGGGCTCCGGTGACGTGGAACACCACATCGTCGGGGACGGGCAGTTTCCACCGCTTGAATGGAGGAGTGCCACGCAGGAAGTCGTAGGCCGATTCCACCATCTCCGGAGTGAGGGGTAGCGTCATGGGAGTTCCCGCAAAACCCTGGCCGCATCCAGGATCAGCTGAACCAGCCCCGTCTTATCCTTCGGCACGTAGAAAGGCTTCCCAGAGCCATCAGTGACGAGGACAGCGGCGCCGAAGTCAGGGTGCGGAACGACCGTCGCCGTGCGCGAAACAGGCGGAGCAGTTTCCATAGCATCGCCATTCCTCTCTCTCGTGCGCGCCCGCAACTCGCTGATGGCGAGATCATAGCTGTCTTTTGCGTTCTGGGCGGCGTCGTAGTCGGTCATGCGTATCGTTCCTGCAATTCCCGCATGGTGACGAAATTCCAGCCCTGGATGTGCCCGCTGTAGATCGTCATATCGACAACCCCGTAAGACCATCCTGTCGCTGTGTGCTTGGCGTAATTCTCGATATGCCCGTCAGGGAGTGCGGAGCCGAGGTTGGCAACCACCACGTAGTTGTTGTCCCCGATCTTCTCGACGCGCTTCCTCTGTTCCTTGTGGTCGTGCCCATACACGATGTCGAACAGGGCGTCGTTCGCTATGGTGTTGGCAGCGTTCTTGCCCCCGTAGGCTTTGCCCATCTTGTTGATCGGCGCGTGGGTGAAGCCGACACCTCCGACGAAGTGGAAAGCCCCGTAAGGCGAATACGTCCAGCCGAACCGTTCCATGACGTGGTGATATTCGGCTTGGAAGGTGCCGTAGTTCTCCGGATGCCGGTTCTCGTAGGAGTGCATCCGATCTTCGTGATTGCCCTTGCAGGTATGCTTTTCGGGCTCGTAACCCTCGGCCTTTGACAGCCCTTGCTTGAACGCCTCTTTGCTCTCGATCATGGAAGTTATGTCAGCGAGGAAAACGGGCTTCAGCCGGCCGTTCCACGTATCGTTGCCGTCGTAGGAATTGAGGCTGTCGAAGGTTGACCAATCTCCCGTGCAGACAATCTTGGGAATCCTGTGTTCTGCTGCGTAGCGGCCCATCCAGTAGAAGCGGTCCTTGGAAAGCCTCGGATCATCGTGAGCATCGCCAATGCCCAAAATACGAATGGGCTTCTCGCAGGCTTGGGTGCCCGCAGGAACGCGGACAATAATCTTGGTGATGTTCTGCTGGATGATCGGGGTTGGTTCGGGCGATTCCCAGATGCGGGGATCTAGCCCAGGGGTCAGCGTGAACCGCCGCGCCGCGTCGATACGATTCTGGAACGTCGTCCGGGGCAGGCCGAGCGCTTCCGCCGCCCGCGTCTGGTTGCCGAACTTGGAGAGAGCGTTGACGGCTTCCTGTGCTTCTTTGCGCGTCAGGTTCGCGGTCGCCATTACCGCTCCCACCACTCCGCGCACCGGGCGCACACGGCCTTGAGGAGCCTCCGGCTCGTCGGCGTCTCCCAAATGCGAATGGTCATGTAGATAACGGTCAGGCCGGAGGCGATGGTGGGAAGCCAGCCGACGATCACAGCCACCGTGATTCCCCCCGCCGCCCAATCGCCGGCTGTTTTGAGGGTGTCCCCGTTCACGATTCCACCCCCTTGATCTCCCGGCACCAAGTAGCGAACACATAGTCGCCGTGGAACTGCGCCTTCAGGGCCTTGTCGTTCCTGGCAATCCAGCCATCGACTGCCTGATTGCAGGCCTCTTGGGTCTGGAACATCGGGGGCGCGAATTTCACGTCACAGTCGTTGACCGACGTGACCGAGCAGATGATGACCAGGGCGGCTAACATGGAAGTCTGCCGTTAACGATTCCGCTGTAATGTTTCTCCGCCATGCGTCACCTGTCCTGTAGGTGCTGTGTGGAAGTCGTCCGGGCCGTTGTTCCACCAGCGGTCCGGGCGCGCTCTGGTCAGTAGATTCGCCCGTCCGCATCAGCGAGGCGACGGCCGCTCTGTCCAGGCGGCGTGACCCCGGCGAGGAAAATCTGGCCGAAGGACCCCGCTTGCGCGGTGTATCCAGTAGAGCCCGGCCCGGCACCAGGGCCCGTGTAGGCCTCAGCGCCGTTGCCGAGAATCTGGCCTTGGCGGGTCGCGGAGAAAAACGCACTGGCAAAATTGCGGGAAGCCGGAATGTATGTCGGCTGCCCGCCGAGCGAGATGCTGCTACCCGCCCCGTCCGCTTCGCCGTGGTAATAGGCATCGCCGGTGATCGTCTGCGGGCCGGTCAAATTAATCCGCCCGCCCTCACTGGCCGCCATATGCTTGCCGAGGCCGCCGACGTTCCCGTGGACGATGTTGTCGAGGTCGATCACGGCGAACTGCTGCGCCGAAAAGCCGACGCCGTTCGTGTAACGCAGCGTGCTGAGATCGTGCAGGGTGACGATACCGAAATCCCGCGCCATGACGCACGGCGCGTCTGTTGCGGAGAGGATGACGACGTTTTCGGGGTTGGCCGCATTGCCGTAGATCTGAAACCCCGAGGCACCCACTGTCGCCCCGAATACAGAAATCGGGTCATACGCCCCATCAGCAATGTAAATTTCGGCGGTGAAGCCACCGCAGTCGATCCCTCCGCGCACCACATCGCAGGCGAACTGGAGCGTCTTCCACGGGCTGTCAGATGTCCCTGGATTTGAATTGCTGCCCAATGGATTGACGAAGAACTTCGTATCGGCGGTGAGCAAGACTCGTGACATCGTGTGCCCCTTTCAGCGGAAGCAGAGAGCGATCAATCTGGCCGTGCCAGTTGGGCTTCCAGTTTTCGTCCAAGATAGCGTGAAGCCATCGGAATCATAACTCGACAGCGTAGCGGTCGCGATGTTGCTGGTGGTAGTGTCGGTGAACAGACGTATGATCGCAGTATCGAGCAACTGAAACACCCCGACCGCGCCGACACCGGACACGATAGCAACGGAAGTCTTCGCGGAATCCGCGCCGCTGACGCTCACGAAATCCGTTGCGATGCCCGTTCCCGCGGCAGACGCGAAGAGAAGGATCGACGTGGGCTGAAATCCCACGCCGGTAACGGCCTGGGTGCCGCTGGCCGTCGAAAGATCGCGGGTGAAGCTGACGATCTTCGAGTTGAGGATTCCGCCCACGGTCGCCAGCAGTGCGGCGACTTGGGATGCCGTCAGGTCCGCGGCGTTAGCGGTCGCTCCCGTGTTGTTGCCCTTGATGGTGTTGGCCGCCATCTGGGCGAGGGCGGAATTAGGAACCGTATTGTCTGACGGCGTGTCCCCCGTTAGCGCAATGGTGCCCGCCTTGTTCTGGAACCCGATGGTCCGTGTAGAGCCAGCGGAAACAGACGACACATCGAAGATGACCTTCTTGGTCGTATCGGTCTGATCGTGGACAACAAGACCGTTGGCCTTGACGTGCCAGCCGGTAGCGACCGCCGTGCCGTCACGCACCTCCGCCACATCGGCCATCATCTGACGGGATGAGTTATTGACCCCGCTCGGAAGCATGCCTTCGGCCCAGATAATTCCGCCGATAGAGGCGTTACCGGCCGCCGCCGAATCCCATCCGTTGAATGACATTTATTCACGCCTCATGGTATGCTCCAGTCATATTGACTAGGAGGTTTGGATGCCTGCTTTTATCGACCTTGCGGGCCACACATACGGGCGGTGGACCGTTCTCAGCCGAGCCGAGAACAACCGCCACAGACAGCCGAGGTGGCTGTGCCGCTGCGTATGCGGGGTAGAGAAAATCGTGACTGCCGGGATACTCCGGAGTGGAGCATCGAAGTCCTGCGGGTGCCTTAATCTAGAAGTCCGCTCCGCCGTCTGTGTCGCCCGGAATACGACTCACGGCATGGCCAAGACCGCGATTTATCGGGTCTGGAATAACATGCGTAACCGTTGCCTAAACCCGCATAACCGCGGATTCTGGAAATACGGGGCGCGTGGCGTGACGGTCGCAGAGAGATGGGCGTCTTTTGAAAACTTCCTTGCCGACATGGGTGAACGGCCATCTCCCAAACACAGCATTGATCGAATCGACAACTCCCGGGGCTACGAGCCAGGAAACTGTCGCTGGCTCGACATGAGGGGCCAGCAGAACAACCGGACAAATAATCGCCGCGTTACATATCTGGGCGAAACTTTCACATTGGCCGAGTGGGCTCAGCGGACCGGATTGTCAAACTCGACCCTTCAGAACCGGCTTGACCTGCTCGGGTGGCCTATCGAGCGGGCCCTTACGACGCCCGCTCGCGGGCGCAAAAGGGCGGCGTGACTAGTCCAGCAGACCGACTGGCTGCATGTCTGGGATGACGGCGCCGGTGTTCTGCGTGTTCCCCTGAAGGGATTTCAGGAGGGCCAGTCTCCGAATGGTCTCCGCGCCAATGTTTGCGGTCGGCACCGATGCCGCACCAGCTGCACGTTGGGCGTAGAGCGGAGAGCGCGATCGCACCATCTTCTCGGCTGTCGTCAGTTGCGATTTTGTGACGGCGTTCCCGATAGCCCGCAATGTTCCGCCAGCAACGGGGAGGGCCGCGCCGGCCACAGCCAACGGCATACTGCCACTCATCGCCCCCATGCCAGCCCCGGTGAGCCCAAGGAAGGATGCGCCGAGCCCGCCGCCACCACCAAGAAGATTACTGACATTCCGAAGCGTGTTGGTCGTGGCTGTTCCTTCCACGATCTGACGCAGGGCGGCTATTTCTTCGGATGAGAAGCCGGATAGGTTCGAATCGTTTGACAGGAAGGTTGCGAGTCGGCCGCGAATGGTATTGCCGAGATTGTGACCGGAATTTGCTGCGGCAGCGCGGAGATCGGTAATGTCCCTGAGCTTGGCAAGATTTTGGGCTCGGAAAGCGGCGGCAGAATTTCCACGTGCATCCTTGAGGATGCGGGCGGCTTCTTCTGGGTTTCCTGAGGCGGTCTGTAATCCCGCTTCGGTGGCAGCGGGTCCAGCCATAGCACCGCCCGAACCAATGCCCTCAGGTGTTCCGCTTTCAATAAAGCTATCGAGCTTATTTTTAGCGATAGAAGCAGCGGCAGCCTTTGCATCGTCTGGCGATCCGGCGATGTCACCGAGACGCTTGCGGAACTCTTCGAGAGAGTCGAGCGTGACGAAGGAGCCCTCTGGAGGGTTTTTGAACTTGCCAAGGAGGGCAAAGAGTTCCGGGTTTGATTCGCCAATGCGGCCTTCTGCGTTCAGGGCTTGCTCGATCGTGTCCGCCATGTTCTTGACGGAACCGGAGGTGTAAGTCACCCCCATATCGCGGGCCGTATCGTAGGCAGAACTCGCCGCAGCCTTCAACTCGGCAGTCGTGGGAATTTTGGGGGCAACAGTCTTGGTTCCGGGGCGCACAAGGGCGGGCGTTAACTCCCCGCCCCTCCCAGCTACCGACATGGGAGAGGCCATGCCCGCAAGCCCAAGTGTGTCGCCATAAGTGTATTGACCGCCTTTGGCCGCGAATCCCGGAAGAAGGGCGCTGTTCAGCATATCCACGCCGATCTGCGGCATGGCGAAATGCATGTTCCCCTGCCTGTCCTCAGCCATCGGCAGAAGGGTTGCCCGATTGGGATAGTCTTGCCAGCCGTAGACCTGCTTGCCGTAGTCCTGAAGGGTCATGGGGGGCGGGTTATCCACCACGAATCCGTCCGGCAATGCCGGCGAGGCCGGGCCGTCGATTACGAAGCCGTCCGGGGGCGCTATTGAATCGGCTGCCATTGACCGTTCCTAAAGATGATGCGTTGTCCGGTTGCCGGGTTCGTCGCCGTGGCACCCTCACTGATTCCGCCGCCAGCCGGCGCGGGCTTTGCGCCACCGACAGCGCGAAGCTGCTTCTTCTCATCATCCGAGAACAGCGGATTGGCCTTGGTGTATTGCGCCCAAGACCGGCGGAAGTCCGAGTAGGATTTGCCCTGCTCGTCCATCTGCATCCACATTTCCTCTTTCTGCGTCGAGCGCTCGGCCATGCGCTTGACCATCTCCAGCTTCGCCTTGAACCCCTCCGGGGTGTCCTTGAGGCTCGGCTGTATATCGACGATGAAATTACGGTCGGCTTCGGAGAAGTTGTTCGCCGGCAAACCGCCGGAATTGCTGCCGATGTTGCCGAGGGCCATCTTGCGCATGACCGCATCGATCGCCTGGGCGGGACCGGCGTCCTTCGGGAGATTCAGTGAGGTGGGATCGATGCCAAGGGCCTGGACATAAGACGTGAGCTTGGCCTGGAACGGGGCAAGCTGGCCCTGCGATCCCCCGTTGGCTTTCCAGTCATCGACGAGCTGGTTCAGTCTTTGGACCGAGACGAGCTGGTTTCTTGCTGCGTCAGCTTCCTTGTAGATTCCGGCAGCGTCCTTGCCCTGCTCCGTCCCCAAAGTCTGATTGAAGGAACTCTCGCGCTTCGGGCCATTAACCGCGACGTTGACCAGCGTGGGGCTGATGGGCTTGGTTTCGCCCGTCAACTTGTTCCGCTGCATCCCCCCGCCAACATCTTCCCACTGGCCGGTTTCAATGCGCTTCGTGGCCGCCGCTTCAATGAGCTTGGACGCCGCCGCAGGGCCGCCGAAGGCATAGGCGGCCTTCACCTGATCCCGCGTGAGTCCAATGCTCCCAAGGACATCGCTGCCCGCCTGTGGGCCGGTTGGAAGATTCGCAGGGGTGGCGCCGCCCGACGAAGGAAGGCCGTTGGCGGTGGCGAAGATGTCCGTTGCCGGATAGGCCGATGCATCGGCCGGTGTCGGCTGAGCGGCATACGGAGAGCCGAACATGCTGCCGAACATCTGGTTTTGACGCTGAAGGTTCTGCACGTCGTAACCGAGCTTGGTGGCCTCCAGCTTGTTCTTCATTGCAAGGGACTTGCGCTGCTCGTTCAAAGCCCCAAGCTGCTGTGCCTGCATGATGCCGTTTGCCCCCGCCGAGAGACCGGCACCAAGCGCCTGACCGCTCGACACGCCTGGCTGGTTCGCGGAGAGGATCGAGCCGCCGATTTGTGCCGCCAGAAGACCAAGCAAACCTTTCTGCTGGTCGGGATCTTCGGTCCCTAGAAGTCCGCCCATCATGTCCGTCATTAGAGTAAGCCTCCGAGGGCCGCACCGCCCGCACCACCCGCCAATGCGCCCTGAGCTCCGGTAAGGCCCAGAGCGTTACTGGCGAGGTATCCAAGCCCAGCACCAGCCACACCACCGCCGATCAACCCCGCGCCAATCGAACGAGGAGGAAGCGTGGTCGCCGTCGTCCCATTCGTGGTGCCACCGTAATTGCCCTGAATGAGCGAGTTGTAGAGCCCGAGCTGCTGATAGGGCGCCTGCTGGTTGAACTGGAACCGCTGCATGGCTTCATTGATGCCTTGCTGGGTTCGGTCCTCTTGCGCCGCGCCCACTTCTGCGAGTTTTGCAGCAGGCAGGTAATCCGCCTGCATCGCGGCGGGGGCCAATTGCGCGGCCTGCATCTGGCGGGTGCGTTCGTTGTTGTAGTTGTTGAATGCCTGCGTAGCCAAAGCGTCCGTTGCCCCCGAGGATGCGGCCCGGGCGGCAAGACCCGAGTTACCTCGTCCGGAGGCCGCGAACTGCGAGTTGATCTGCGGCAACACGTTGGCGAGGATGTTGTTCGCCGCCGGCATCAGATAGGGGTTCGAGTTGATGTCGAGATACTTCCCCGAGAGCGTGTCCTGTAGGTTCTGATCCGCTGCGGCTTGTGCCCCCGTGACACCCTGAGAGGCCATGTCGGTTTGCATCTGCTGGGCTTGCAGAGTCGCATCCGATGGGCCTGCGTAGGTCTGGCCGGGGAAGAACGAGAGCGGGTTGTTCTGATACAGTTTCGCCGCTTCAGGGAGAACGCCGGGAACAGGATTCCCATTTACATCGGTGCCGCCCTGCAAATAGGGCTGCTGCCCGGCCCAGGGATCGGACTTCTGAACCGTCGTTGTCGTTGACGGCTGACTTGATCCACCACCGCTCATTTCACGTCTCCGTCACAAATACCGAGTAGGCCTTCTTCCAGCCCAACACGCGGCCCCATCCGTCACGCCCGAAGATGCGGACGTGCGAACAGCCGTTTTGCTTCGCCCACCGTTTGATGAGGTCGCTTTCTTTCCACCAGAACCGAAGCCCGCTTCCCCCAACCAAGAGGAAGTCGCAGACCCGTTTCTTCGGGTAGTTGATGATTTGAGTGACGCCAGCGGCCCTAATGGTCTCGCCACGGAAGGCGACCCAGAGCTGCATGTCCCTAACGAGAAGGGCGGCAAGGATGTCCTCAACCGTCCATTCGCCCATACCTCTTGCGAGGGGCTTTTCAATGAAGCCGATAACCTTCGGCCAAGTGGTTCGTATGTTCTCGGCAGATATGCCGACAACGCACCACTCACCACCAGTCAAGCAGGCTTCCCAAACCGTAGATGCCCAGTCCACCCAGAGCGATCGGACCAAGGGCTCCCATTCCTAGGAGCCCAGCATCGGCAGCTCCCGCAGCGGCAGCGCCCTCAGTGGCTCCGGCCGCTGCGCCGCCCGCCGCAGCAGTACCGGCCGCGCCAGCGCCAGCGGCCGCCCCTGCTCCAGTCGCGGCACCAGCACCCAGCCCCAAGTCCGCCGTCGTCCCGCCTTCGGCTGCGAGCTGGGCCATGATCTCGGGATCGGCGCCATTCGCAAGCAATGCGTTAGCCGCGTAGGGTGAGGATGCATCCGCAGCATCAACCGCTGCGGCGGCGCCCTGCGGACCAGCGTAGAAACCGGGATAGGTTCCACCGAGGGTATCGGCGAACTGCGCTCTATCCAGGTCCGTAATGCCGTTCGTCGCATCGAGGCCGAAGTTATCCTTTAGCCCCATGTCAAACATTTGGGAGTCAGATAGCCCCGCGGGAGAACTCATAGCGCGGTTGAGCGCCAGTGTCCCCGCCATGGGCGCAAGGGATGAAAGCAGACCGCCAGATTGCGGCTGCTGCGGCCCCGGACCCGTCGCAACTGTCCCCGGGCTGTAGGCGCTCATTTGCCTCTGCGGAATCTGCGGAAGCCCGTACTGAAAGGGATAGACGGTGCGTTGTGGATACATGGCCTAGCCTATGATCAGGACTTTGAAAGTGCGGTCGGTCTGACCGTTGTTTGCGTGCGTGATGACGAAGGAGCCGCTTTTGCGATTGGTCCCGTCGTCCTTCACATACATCGTGCCGCCATAGAGTTCGGTTGCGGCATTGGCAGTGAGGGGATCGAACAGCACCAGACTGTTTCGAGACAGACGGGAGTCGTTCATCGTCGTTGCGCCGACGCTTGAGTTAAGGGTGACTTCCGCGACCGCATTCAATCGACCGGATAGAGCGCCATTGACCACGCCCGCGACTTGCCGAATGGCTTTGGCCAGCCCTGCCGGGGTTTGATCCGATGTGCCTTCCTGGGCTCTTGGGAATGAAAAGATTCCCATTAGCGCCCGCCCTCACTCTGGACGTAGGGCTGAACACCCACGGCATTCGACCAAGAGCTTCCAGCGGGGATAATCACCTTTGCCCGCGCATACCGAGCCGAAATGTGCTGCGGGCAAATCCCGTCGTCTCCCGGAGTCGTGGCCGTTGTGTAGGAAACCGACCCCTGAGGCGTGTTGCGCGTGCCGATTGAGACCGTTGGTGTGCCACCGTCAACGATGGGACGAACACCCTGCACGTAGAGGAAATTTCCGTCGTTCTCGAACTCCCCGGTTACTAGGGTCGCTTCGAGATTCGAGCCGGTGAACAGCCCCAATTTGTGATTTGAGGTGAAGGCGCTCAGGACAATCGAGCCGCCCGTCCAGGCCCGGCTATCCAGAGAGAATGGCAGCGTGTCGAGCGTGAAGCCGAGCGAGTCCAGCCCCTCAAGCGTTTGGCTGGTGGACAATCCGCGATAGAGAAATTCGAGGTTGATCGAGACCGTGGACCACCGCTTCTCGGACCAGTTGTAGGCAATGATCGTGTCAGCTACACCCGTTTGAGAGGATGTAGAGGGATACGCCCACAACAGCATCTTGTTGATCGGATCAACCGAGCCGTAAACCCGATCAAAGTAATTCTGGTTCAGGTTGGCATAGAAGGTCTTTGCAAGCCGCCCATCGCCAATCGGGATGCACTGCGTCCCATCGAACAGGTAAAAATCCTCGTCCCCGAGGAAGGCGGCAAAATTGCCGATGTTGATGACGCTGTTGGGAGCCGGGGTTCCCCGTGACCTGTCAACGCAGGTGAACCGAAACACAGCCGGCGGGCCTTCATAATCGACACGGTAAACAGCCGATTCGCAGATAATGGCAGCCGACGCTCCTCCAACGGCTCCCAGAACGGCCTGCACCCACCCGCCTGTCGGAAGATCGTTGAAGTCCGACTGATCCTCTTGGGCTAACGCGCTCCCGATGGTGGGCCAGGTATCGGGATCGCCGAACGCCGACCACCACACCCGATTCGGAACAGCGCCGTCCACCGAATCATTGGTGTTCCCGACCATGACGAAGCCGGGATCGATGGTGGCTATATGACGGGCCTTCGGGGCCCCCCCGGTGATGTCCTGAAAGATGCTCGAAGTGCCGAGGGTGAACGACTGAATGGTGGAGTTGAAATTGGTTGCGTAGACCTTCTGTCCAAATTGGCAGAACCGCCAGCTTTCGTCTGTTGCCGTCGTATAGCCGGCGGTCTTTGACACATCGGAATAGCTGGAGTCGGACAGGAGATATAATTTCGACGCATCTCCCGCGAAGTTATAGACGCCGGCCGCGCTGTCCTTGGCCGCAAACGCTCCTTGGCACCTTGCACCCAGCGCATTGGAGAACTCGACCAAATCCGGGACGGGTGCGTATCCGCCGCCCGACTTCGGGAACACGTTTTGGGCGACCGTCTCGCCAGGGTTCCCAATGTCCGCTTTATCGGGAGCCCATTGAGAGAACGGAACGATCGGCATCAGTAGTTACCGATGTCGTTACGAACCGCCATCGCGGACCCGCCCCATTGAGCCCGTCTACTGGAGCGATTCAACCCGCCGACTAATCCAGTGAACATGCCGTGGAAGATCGGCAGGCGCTGGTCGTTGCGAATGAAAGGAGCGGCCTCTAGCAGCGCCCCATACACGTAGACCATGGGCGCATTCGTGAGTAGCCAGGGAACCGGATTTGCCGAGGCAACAGGATCGAATTTCTTGTAGTAGTAGATCGTTCCCGTGTAGGCCGCGTTTGAACTCGGTGACGGGCCGAAAACGAGATTGTCACCCGATACAGCGTAAAATTTCGGCGTGCCCGACTCCGACCCGGTGTATTTGGCAAAGATGTCCTCAAGGGAGGTTTGCTCAAGGCGCGTCTTGACCCCGTTGGATGTGACGTAGAGCGCCCGCATTTCGAGAAATCCGGACGGAAGGGCTACCGTCTGGGCGCCGATGGTGAAATCGACGTTGGCCTCCATCTCCCTGTGTCGCAGCGCCTGACTTGGATAAGGCTCCTCCGAGCCGTAGTTGATCCGGGTCTCCGCCCCGACGATGAAATCGGGGATGAATGAGGACAGGTCGGAGCGGGCGAGGTAGTTGCCAACTGCCGTGACAAGCTCGGCGTTTGTCGTGATGCTCATCGGTAGGACCGCCACTCATCGGCATAGGGGACGTTTTCGTAGCCCGGCATGTCAGGGGTTCCGCGAGTAAAGTGAACAGCGGACGGACGCTCGCCCTTCGAGTGCCCGTCGAGGTGATTCCATTTTTCGTCGATGGCCCCAATCTCGTCGTCCATCAGCCATTTGAAGGCGTGGAGCCAGGAGCCGGATTTCGTGTTGACGATCTCAGGGGTAAATGTCCGGTTTGCCGGATGATCGCAGTTCCACAGCACGAACGAGGACCAGTTCTTGCGGTGGTAGTTTTCCTGTCTTTGCCCGTCCATCTTGATCCCCTTGCCGGGCTGATAGACGTGCTTGACGCACATCACCGCGCAGCTCGGATTGGGCCAGAGGTTTAGAACGTCGTCCCGGAACAGGAAGTCCGAGTCGCAGAACAGCGCCCAGCCCTCTTTATGGATGGCCGGCACCAGAAACCGCGTGAAGCTGAAATCCGTGGAGAAGGGCTTGCCGTCGATCGCGTCGTATTTCTGGCGGCCCTTCTCGCTGTATTCCCGCCAGTAGAGCCCCTGAGCCCTTAGCTCATCGGCCTTTAAAGGGATGACGGTTACGTTGGGGGAATGAGCGAGCAGAGACTTCCTACAAACTTCGTATGCGTCGTGTTCTCTTGCGTCATATCCGACGTAAACCGTCAACTCGCGCATGTTCTCCATGCCAATCCTGATTGCATTTCCTCGCGGGTGAATTGCCCATACGCGAGGGAGCGCACCCATTCGTCCCTGTCGGGGTAAACGGGAATTTCGATCTTCGTTAGGTCTGTCAGTCCCACGGGCGCAGCAGCGGATGAACGATCCACGAACACCGGCACACCCAAGGTCACGGCCTCCACAGCGGCAATGCTGTTGTGAGCGACCACGCAATGAGCGTCCGACACATCCGCGGCGAAGGTCCGGGGATCGCCCTTCCTGCGGACCTTGATCGGCCTGTCCGTGTGCTGCTTTACGGTTGCGAGCGTCACCCGCTCCCAGCCTTCTAAACCAAACAGTTTTGCGACGTGATCGGATGGCGGGCAGACGAGGATTTTTGAACCCGTCCGCCAGGGCTTTAGCCGTATGCCCAAGCTCTCCCACCTATCAGGCGGCCGCTCGTTGATTTCTCTCTGCTGGAAGTCGCAGAGGGTGAAGCGATAGTGGCCGTCGTAATGCCCCCTGTGAAAGTAGCCGTGATCGATGTAGATCCACGGCTGGCCTTTCATCAGAGATTCGCAAATCAACTCGGGAATGCCCCGAAGCAGCCCCCACATCCACCCCAAACCGGGCTGAAGGCCCTCGCTCGATGGAACTGCGTTAGCCCCCGCCCCCCGAATGAGATACGGCGCTATGTCTCTCCAAGGGCCGTCAGTTGTGTAGACCGTCCCAGCCGAACACCCAATCGTCCTTGAAGTGGGAGAGAGTCTTTGCTCCCAGGCTTCTAAGATATTCGGAGGCCGCATAGCGAGGATGGCCAAAATACCCCTGGTTCTTCTGTTCCATGCAGACGACGGGCTTGCAGCGCAGAAGCGTCTCTTTCGCCCCTTTCAAAACGAACAGCTCGTAAGCCTCGCAATCCATCTTGATAAAATCGACGGACGGAAGATTGAACGAGTCGAGCGTCCTTACCGGCGTATCCCCCGATTCCTTCGGGTCAACGTGCGTTCCGCCCGTTGAATGATCGACCGTGACCATCTTCACCGTGCCCTCTTTCTCCCCGAGGGCAACCGGGTGAAGGGTGTAGTTGTGCTGTTCAATGTTGCAGACGAAGCAGGCCCGATGCTCTTCTACCGGCTCAAACGCGTGGACGTGGCCGAATTTCTCGGTGAACTCTCGGGACCACAAACCAACGTGGGCGCCAATGTCTACGGCCACACCCCATTTTCGGACGTGGCTTAGGGCGTTTGCCCTGTGCGGGGCCTGATACTCGCCCCATTTGGTGATCCAATCCGCCAAATGCTGCTCTTTGTCAGGCAGCCACCACGTCCCGACTCGCTTCACGAACCGCCTCTAAGACCATTTCAACGGAAATGCGCTTCATTGCGTCAACACAATGCTGGCACGGAGCCATCGACCCACACGACTCACCCGAACCTGTGTAGAGGTTTACATGGCTGTCGTAGCCGAGGATCTTGGGATGTGTCCTTGCCCCCCAAAGAACGATGGCCTTGCGCCCCAATGCTGCTGCGGCGTGGTGCAATGCCCCATCCGTGGTGATCACCAGCGAGGCTTGCGCGACAACCGCAAGAGCCTGCCGAAAGTCGCCTGTAATGACTCGCTTTACACCCTGAAGGGGTCGCTTGCGCTTCTCGCCGATCTGGACGGCGTCGGGAATGTGCCTGGCTAACTCCTGCCAGCGGTCCCAGAACCACGCTTTATTCCCTGAGAACGAGCCCTTGATGTGCGGCTCGATCAGGACTGAGCCAGCATATTGCCTGAACGGCTCGATTTCCCGCTCGGTCAGAAAGATGTCGCCCGGCTCGGCCCTATGCTCCTCGTTGTAGAGAATGTTCGTTGCCGTCGCCCCCTTGATGTAGGGCCGGTGGCCGGTGTAGTGCGGGACAAAGACAGCCTTCTCGCCGGGCCTGATCTGATCGGGCTTGCAGACGTTCGGGTTGTTCTCCCAAGCGATCGACCACTCGGGCTTGTTCTCCGGGCCGATGAAGATTTTGGAGTCTGGGTTCTCTATCTTGGCCCGCCGCGCCCATGCGGAGGCCATGATCTCGTCACCGAGCCCCAAACAACGCCTCGCTGACTTCCTCGACCGGCCATTTGTCGGTCTGCCGGTGCATGGTCATGGACCGATACCAGGGCATCGTTGAGCCCGTGTGGAGGTATCTCCAATACGGCATCTTCGGAACCAAGACGTGCGTTTCCGCGCCCAGAGCTGCCGCGCAATGAGCGGCGGTGCCGGTCATGCAGACAACCGCATCCAGTTGGCTGATCAAAGCTGCCGTGTCGTCGTAATCCGGCGTTTGCGTTGCAAAGCCGAAGTGGTGAACCTTGATTCCCGTGATGTCGTAGAACCGCCCGCACTCGCCGGCGGCTTCGGGCAGGTGGCTGAGGCTTACGAAGTGCGCGTCTTGCGACAGGAGCGGGTCAAGGTCATTGAGGCTTAGTGTCCGCTCGGCCTCATCAAGACCGCCCACTCCGCCTTTCCACATGACGCCGATTTTCTTTCCTTCTCCGAGGCTGTCGAGGAGTGCGCGATACATCGTCGCACGGTCGGGGTCTGGCTTCAGGTAAGGCGCGCCGGGGAAGTCCTCATCTGCGTTGCGGAAGAAACGGCCCAGAGAACCAAGGGCGATCGTGTGCGTGATGTCCACAGGCTCAGGCAGAACGATGTCCTTGCCCTTGCGCGAGCAGAAAATCACGTCTGGGAAGCTACGCGACAGGAGCCCAATCAGCCTTGGGTCTACCGCGCACACAATCCTACCGGCTGCCTTCACCACATCCGGCAGAATGGAGCCGAACATGATCTCGTCGCCCAGCCCCTGCTCCCCGTAGACCAGAACGTTCCCGCCCTTGCCTTCCCATGTCGGCAGAACCACGTCGTTCAATGCCGGGGGTTTAGGCCTTAGCTTTGTTTGCAGGAGCGCGTCATACCACTCCCATCCCCGTTTCCACTCCTTCAGCTTCAGAAGTGCGAGTGAGCCGTTCCACTTCGCCTCCTGGTTGTCGGAGTTTAGAGCAAGGGCTTTCTCGGCGTTCTCAACCGCTTTGATCGGATCGCCCTTCTTGGTGTAGATCGAGGCCAGAGAGGCATACGTGGCATCCGTAGGGCTCGATTTTAGGGCTTTCAGATACCAATGCTCGGATTCCTCGAGCTGCCCCATTTCCGCGAGGCAATGGCCGATGGCGTTGTAAACCTGCGCGCCCTGATAAGCCGGGAATTTCTGGATGTAGCGGAACAGGTAGTAAGCCGTTTCCGGTCTATTGGCCTTCAGATGCAGGTTGCCGAGGATGTAAGCCGCTCGGGGTTCCTCTGGAACTTGCCGCGTGACCAGTGTGACGAGCGCGTGGGCCTCTTCCCGCCTATCCTCATCCGCCAGCTTCGCCGCCCGCTCAAGCAACCCGTCGATGTGATTCATATTTGAAAGAGCCCGGTCCGCATGAAGCGATTGTCGGGGTCGTTGAGCTTTCTTTTAACAACCTCACCGAAGGCTTTGTCGTTCATCGTAAGGCCGGCTTCGTTGGCCCACTGCTGAAGGATGATCATCGGGACTCTTGCGGCGTGCCAGAACTCGTTACCCTGGCCCTTGCTGATGTCCGCGTTCTGGAGGGCCTTGTTCAAATCGACGATCGCGGACACGTCCTGCGTCGTCTGAAGCGAAAACCCATCGCCCTCCTTGTGGAACCACGTTTCGATCCCGGTGAGCGGATCGCGTTCGAGAAGCCGTTTCATGTGCCTCCAAGAAGAAGGGGCGGAGATTGCTCCCCGCCCCAGTCAACCAAACTACGAAGTGAGCGTGGTCGTCAGGTCCGCGATCACCGCCGAAGCCGCCTCGTTCTTCGAACGAAGGGTGTATTCGACGAGGATCTGGCCCTTCAGGCCGTCGCCGGTCTTGGCCAGCTTCTCCTCCTTGAACGGGCGGAGGTAATCGATCTGCCAATACTCCGAATCCAGCACATGAGCGGTGCGCTCACGCGAGAAGCGGTTGGGCACGATCTTCACCTGGCCGAAGTCGGACACGTAAATGTCCGCCGCGCCCAGGATGGAAGCGGGCTTCATGCTGCCGGCCGTATCGCGGTAGAGCGTGGCGATGCCCGCGAACTTGCTGATGAACTGCTTGTTCACCGGGCCGACCATCACGTACTCCGGCTCGCCGCCGGCCGACCACGCCTGCTGCATCGCCGTTTTCAGCATGGACTCGGTGATGGTGCGCTGAGCGCCCGCCGTCGAATCGGTGGCCGCCGCCACGTCACCGCCCGAGAACCCACCCGAGGCAGTATTGCCGCCACCGCGCTGGGTGTTGGTGGAATACCACGCCTCCAGCGAGCCCAGCTTGCGAGCCGTGCCCTGCGCGCCCGCAGACGACGCCTGGTTGCCGGTGACGATGGCCTCCATGTCGCGCTTCAGCTCGGCCATGCGCTTGGCCGCCTGATACTCGTATTCCGAGTCGCGCCCGGCCTTGTCCACGGCTTCCTGGGTGCCGGAGACGAGGACGAACTTGCTCGAAATCTGCGTGCGGTTGCCCACGCGAGTCGTGGATGCCGGAGTCGCATAGGTGGCGTCGTTGCCTTCCACCTTGGCATTCGTCGTGTCGGCGTTCGCCAACGTGTCGATCTGCCATTCGGTGTAGGTGGCCTTCGCCTTGCCGCGACCGGCAATGACCGACATGAACGGAGTCTCGGTCGGGCTGATGTTGTAGATGAGATCGGAAAGATCCTCGCGATTACCGATTGCGGTATGCGAGGTGAGAGTGCCGGCAATGAGTGCCATTTGGTTACCTCATGGGATGCGTTAGGACCGATTCATGGCCCGCAGCACCGCCGCCAGATCATCTGTGCGGCCGGATTTGCGGAACCGCTCATTCGCGGCGCTAACGGCAGCCGACTTGGGATCAACCTTCGTTGGGGTGCCCGGCTTCTGGACTTTCGGAACGTTCTCGGCCTTCGCCTTCTGCGTGACCTGGGTCTTGGCTTTCTGGGCCTCGTCCCAACGTCGCGCCTTGTCGGCAATCAAGATGGCCTTGTGGTCAACGACAGACTTCAACTCGTCGTCGGTGTAGCCGACGTTCTTGAGATACGAGCGAATCCCTTCCCTGAGGGCCTTGCCCTTTTCAGGGTGGCTATACTCGGGCAGCTTTTCAGACAAACGTTCCGCCTCGACCTTGAGCCGTTCGCGGTAGTTGGCCTGTAGCTCGTGCTGTGTCTGTTTCTCGATGCGCTGCTGCTCTGCCAGAGCCAGTTGCAGCCGCTGGTTTGCGGCCGTGGCTTCGGCATGGAGCTTCACATACTCAGTAGGGTTTTCCTCGCTGAGCCTGACCCAATCGACGTTTCCGAACTTGTCCTGAAGCTGGGACTGCAACGCGGGTATGAGCGCCTTGAGTTGCTGTCCGTAATGTCCGCGCTCCGCTTCGAGCTGTCGCCTCTGCTCGGCCAACTGCGACGTTTTCTGTCGGTAGTCGGCCTCAAGCTGAAATCCCTTCTTGAGCTCGTCGAGCGTGACCCGCTTCTCCTCACCGTTCACTTTGACGGTGTAGCGAGGGGTTTTCTCTTCGGTCTCGGGGCTTTCAACCTCTTCGGTCTCAGTCTCGGCGGTGGAGTCCGTCTCGGCTTGCGCCTCCTCGGTCTCCTGTGGCTCCGCTCCCTCTACGGAAGCATTGCCGTCATCGGCCTCGGTGTTCTCGGTGGCGTCTCCGCCCAGCATCCCACGAAGGCGTTCCGCTGCCGTGTCAACGGTCAGCGATACAGGTTCGGCTCCCCCTTCGGGGTTGGCCGGCACTTGCTCAGTCATTTGTTAGTCCACAAGGGAATGCGCGCATCACTGCGGGCTAGGCTCTCCGGCTCCTTGCGGTTAGCCGAAGATTTTGCGAAGGCCCCCTTTTTGGCCTTCCAATTCCTTCACGCGCTCGACCGCAAAGGCCCCGTCCATTACGACGGTCCTGAGGTCTTTCGCAAATTTGTCCAAGAGCATGGCGTAGCGGTGGGCGTCTTCCCGGGCCTCGACCGTCTTTGCGTTGCGCCACGCTGAAACATAGTGGCGATCCATGTTGCGGATCGCGTCGATGAACCACTCGGATTCGATAACTTCCTTGACCCGCTCGGCTCGGGCGATGCGTTCCTGCTCGTTCACCCGACCGCCCCACCGTCACGGACGCCGGAGATGCCTTGGGCCGATGCAATGCGCTCTCTGGTCGCCGCCTCAAGGGCCATCTGCTCGCGCTTCAACTGCGCTTCCATCAGCATCTGTTCGCGCTTGAGCTGCATTTCCGCGACCATCTGCTGCTGCTTCAGGTCGAACTCTTTCTCCATCCGCACCTGATCGGCTGCCAATTGCGCCTGGTTCTGCTGCTGCGACAGAGCAATGTCCGCTTGGGCCTTCTGGTGACCCAAGGCCACATCGGCCTGCGCCTTCTGGCTCTCAAGCTGCATCTTGCCCTGCACCTCGATCATCTTCGGATCGGGCTTGGGGGGTTGTGGTGTCTGAGTCTTGGGATCGCTGAAGAACAGTTCTGGAGCCTTGAAGCCCGACGCCTCGACCAGCTTGGTTGCCGAGTTGTGCAGGTTGTCCATCGTCACCAGCGGACCATTGGCCCCGCCCTGCAACTGGACAGCCTGGGTCTGCGCCATGATGATGGCCTGGATGGCGAGCAGCTTCTGGGTCTGGTCGTTGTGGCCAAGGCCCACATTGGCCGTCATGTCGTATTCGTCCTCCCACTCTCTGGGGTCCATCGGAATCCACTGATTGCGGAGGCGAATAGTGCGGGGCTTGTCCTGATACTTGGCGGCGTTCCACAGGATGAGCTTGAACGCATCCTTGACGCCGGTTTCCGCGAAGATGCGAGCAACCAATTCCACGCGCATCTTGGCGGCATCGAACAGAAGCTCCTGCCCGCCCTTGGTGTCGTGCAGGGTCTCTGCGCCCAAGCCCTGAGTCCGTGGGCTTACGCCTGTGCGGTTCTCGCGGAGCTGGTCAACGTAGTTGAGGCCCACCAGAGCCTGATCGGCTACGGGAGTAACCTGAATCGGCCGAAGAGCGGGAACAGCCCCATTGCCCTTCACGCGAACAATGCCGGCCGGCTTCGAGGTTAGAACCTCGGCCGGATCGACAATCAGGTCTTCGACAACCTCAGTCCGCGGATTGTTTGCAATGTAGAGCGCATCCAGGAACTGACGGAGGATCGCCGTCTTGATGAGCTGAATGTCTTTGATCAGGTCTGGAATCGACAGCCCGACAAGCCTGTGCGGCATAAGAATGGGGCTGATACAGGCAAAAGGGCGAGGCCCTTCCCATTCCTCGTTGTCGAGGATGACGTTAGCTGCACCCGCGACAGTGACCTTGCGCATCTCGGCCACGCCGTCATCGTCGTAATCAACCCTGACGTAGCATTCCGAAACCCACACCTCGCGCATCGCCTTGTTGATGGCGGACGTGTAGGGAGAGGCAGATTCTTCGTTGACCGTCGAGCGAGCAATGGCCTCCGTTGTTCCCAAAGCATTGGGCGAATCAGAGGAGAGGTTCTCGATCGCGTCCCGCTTGTCGGGATGCTCCTCGATCAGGTCCGAAATGGTGCGCTTGGTCTTGTGGGCGAAGAACCGGCAGGTCTGGGGATTCTTGGCATCCCTTGAAAACAGCACTTCATCGCCCGGAACCGGGTCGATGCATATCTTCCCGGCCGATTCCTTCTTGCGAATCACCACGTCATAGACGGTGCTGGCCTGCGGCATGGCCTGTCCAGCAGGCATCATGTCGGGTGCGGGCAGCATTTGCACGTCGCGCTCGGTCAGCTCGACGATCTCAATGTCGGGATCGGCTACGATGAGCGAATAGGTGCCTTCGTCCAGGCCCATATACCGCTCACGCTTCCACTTGTCCTTTACTTCCCAATAGACCTTGACGGTCCCGACTTTGGCGATCAGGGCTTCCTTGAACCAGGTGTGGAAGTTCAGGAAACCGGGGTTGTCGCGATCCCACACATAATTGGCGTAGTCCGTCGCCTGTTTGGCCTGCTCCTCGTCCTCGGCCCCCGTAGGCTCGAACTGAACCGCCGTATCGCCCGCGGTGAAGATCCGCATGAGCGACGGCATGATCCATTCGACGGTGTCCTGAACGTCCGAGGAAACAACCTGTGAGCGTCCCTCAACCTCATTGCCGTAGGGCTGCTTGAGGTAGGCATCCCATCCGTCAATACGGTCTCCGGACATCTCCGTGTCCTGAGAGCCGACCGATAACGCGAGTTCAGCGGCGACGATCGCTTTCAGTTCGTCTTCTGTCATCGCCATCTAGACAACCCATTTCACGTCAGGCTGAGCCCACGACTTCGGTTTTTCGTCACGCAGTCCCAAGGCCAGATACCGGAAGGCATCCGCGGCGTGAGAGGTCCAGTCGTGCAAAGGGCGAGCCTTGAAGTTCTTCAGTTTCTCGTCGTAGTCGCGGCGGTACTGCCTCAAGGCTTCAATGCCCCGCTGGCATTTCGTCGCGTCGAACCATGTTCTGGGGATCAGCAGCCGGGCGGCGTTGATGCCGTCCTCAACCGACTGAGCCGGGATGATCCGTGACTTGATGCCGAGGCTTTCCAGCGTCTCTTTGCGGGACTTGCCGGTGCCCAATTCCTTGGCCTCTGCGTCGTGAGGCAACAGATGATCGCCCCAGACGTATGGCTTTGTTCCAAGAACTTTGGCGTAGTGGTCCAGACCCACACCAGAGGACTCGTAGTAGTCGATGACATGGATTTCCTTGCCGACAACCTGGGCCATCCAGATCGCGGTGGAATCCCCAATGCCCAAGTCCCAGGCTGTATGAACCTTGATCTTCGGCTCCCAAGGAACGGAGCAAATGCGCTTGTCCTTCTCGGCCTGGGACATCTCCCGACCGTAGTAAGCGCCTATAACAGCAGCCTGGAACGAGCACTCGTATTCCTGCTCGAACTGATCCTCGGTCATGCTCTTGCGGGCATCGGCCAGCTCTTCAGGATCAACGATGCCCGTCTCAGACGCCTTGAGCATCTGAGTGAACCACTCTGGGTCTTTTAGAGCCGCTTCGTACAGCTCGCAGAAGTGGTTTCGGCCCTTGGGGGTGCCGATGAAATCAGCCCAGCCCTTCCGGTCGCTTAAGGCAGGGCGGATAACCTCGGCCCAAGCCCTGGGATCCATGTCCCCGTACTCATCGAGGACCACGCCATCCAGGTAGATGCCGCGCATCCGCTCGTAGTTATCAGCTCCGTAAAGCCTGACTCGGCCACCATTGGGCAGGTCCACCCGAAGCTCGGATTCGTTCGCCTGCACGTTGGGAATCGAAGCGGTGAATTGCTTCACGTATCCCCACGCCACGTCCTTGGCCTGAGCGTAGAACGGCGCGACGTAAGCAAACCGAGGATCGGGCTTGTCGCAGAGTATCGCCGCCCTGATCAGGTCGTTGACGCGAGCAACCGTCTTGCCGGCCCTTCGATGAGCGACACCGACAGACCAGCGTTGAGTGCGATTATGGAAGTCTAGGAACTGCGGGCGCGGACTGTAGGGAATTACGATCCGCTGGACGGTGGATTCGTCTTCCACGAAATCTCTAGTTTCATGGGCGCTTCGGGATCGCCACTGATTTGCACGGCAGCGAGGTCGGGAAGCGATTTGCGGAGTAGGATTTCCATGGCCTTCAGCTGGCCTTGGGTAATCTCAATCGGCTGTCCGCTCGTCGGATCGTTTTCCCCTAAAGCGTATCCGTTCAATCGGTTGACGAGCTGACTGGTCTGGATTTTCTGCCTAGTCGCTTCGTCGTGCTTCGCGTTAATTCGGGCCGCCATGTCACGCGCCCTTGAGGGCAATGTTGTGCTCGGGCTTAAACCTGCGGATCAGGCGCGCCTCAAATGCGAGTGCCTGTTTTGGCGTCGCGAACACAGCCCTAATCCTCGGGTTCCCGCCGAGGCGGCGCGCAGAATTGAAACTGCGGCGCCCAACGCCCTTGCCGATATAGACCAGCCGGCCGCGCTGGTTATGAATTGAATAGACGTAATGCTCACGGCGATCCGGAACGAACTTGATGTGATCTGGCGCGAGGGCACAGAAGCCACGGTTGAGAATTTGCGAGGCCGCCGCCACCCGAACGCCCTGCGGCGCTGACGGGTCGGCCATTATCTCCGCGAGAATTTTAAGCGCCGTTTCGGCATGGGCGCGGGCTTTTGCGCGGATTTGCGTCGGAGTTTTCATAACTTACCGGCTCCCGGTGGGCTGGCCGTCAATAACCTTTGTTGAGCAATCCCGTCTGCTGCTGGGCGGGGCAATGGAAGTTACAGACCATGTTCGGTGCAATGGGGTTCTGGACGATCTCACAGCTATTGCCGGTGTAATGGTGGCAGTTGCCGCAGTTCTCCTGCGGAGTGCCATTCCGATACTGGCAATAGTCGTGGGTGATTTTCTGGGAGTCGTCGTCCGCAAGGAGCGCCATCGTGTGCCCAATGAAAAACCCCGCTCGGGGTTTCCGGCGGGGTTCAGTCAGTCGAGTCCGTGATCTTGCCAATTACGCGCAGGTTTTTTCTGAAAGGTCAAGCCTCGTCTTTGTGCCTCTTTAACAATTCCTCACGCACCTCATCTAGCCGAGCTATCCGCGCCTGCAAGTCCGTCGATTGGGTTAAGTCTTCCGCCGACGCATTCCCATCCAAGATGCGCGCACTGATTGGCCGAAGGGTATCCACCAGCATCTCGATGCCCTCGCCAATGGACCTTATCGCCGTGTAGATCTGCTCACGCGTTGTTGCTTCCTTGGCCATCAACAGGAAGTTCGTCTCCGCCTCTGACGCATCCCGATTTATTTTATCATCAGTAGCCATAGTGCCTCGCCAAGATCTCCAGCGCCCCGATCAGCATACCCTTCGCGTGATCGTCGGACATCCTCACCCCCGTGATTTTCTTAGCCGCCGTCCAGTGGCTAATAGCGTTTTCCAAACCACACACATCCCAAACCAAGCTAGCAGCAAGACCGCCGCCCAAAACCTCCACGGCCTTGCGAACCTCGCGCTTATGGAATAGGGCGTTCTCCTGCGCGGATTCACCAATTCCACCCATAACCCGGAAGAGATTGACGGTCGCATAGCGCTCTAATCCAGCTCGTTGGAAGTGGAACCCGAACTTCTCTCCGGCACTCAGCATACCAGAGCTGATGGTTCCCGCCTTTTCCAGCCGTTCAAGGTAGGTGAATCGTTTGGCTACGTGGACGTAGGCCTTACCCCCCTTAGGGGAAATAGGGATGATCTCAGCCCCGGTATTCCGCTGCCACTCATCGGTCCCATAGTCAGGCTTGTCGAGTTCTTCTTCTGCCGGCAATGCCATCTTACCCCTCACACCTGTTCATGGTGGCTCCAAAATGGCTGTTTTCTGCGGTTTTCCCGGCCAGAAATCGCGTTTGACATGTAGGGCCAAAAGACCTACATTCCATCTTGTAGGCCGCGCCTCGGGCATTCAGGGGCGGAGACGAAAGATGGAAGTCAAAGCTCACCTCACGATGCTCGCCCAAGCCGCCATCAAGGCCGGGCTCCCCGCCGCCACCGAGAGGCAAGTCGATTTTATCGCGTCGTTGATGGCGCGGAAGAACATCACCATCGGCTACTTCAAGAGTGACATGCTGACCAAGCGGGGCGCGTCCAACGTGATCGACAGCCTCAAGGTCATTCAGGCGGGAGTGTGCTAAATGGCCAACCATCCCAACCGCAACCGCGATCTGACCAGCGCCTTCGTTATCCGGCTCGCCAACGGCCGGCTGTGGAAGAGCCTCGGGGCTGCCAGCGCGGCGATTTTCTCCAGCCGCGAAAACGCCGAGAAAACCATCGCGGGATTCTCGGGCAAGGGCGCACTCGCCAACCCTACGATCCTGCAAGTCGTCAGCGGGACGACCGAAGGTGCCCGCCTGATCGACGGTTACTACACGATTGAGGCCGAATGACCGGAGCGGAGTTCCGAGCGGCCCGGCGCAAGCTGGGCCTCTCTCTCTCCCAATGCGCCGAAGTTTTGCAGCTCGGGCGCGAGGGGACCGATGATCGCTGGCGGCAGGCGGGCCGCACGATTCGGAAATGGGAAGCGGGCGACAACGAAATCCCGGGCCCGGCTCGGGTGCTGATGCGCTGGCTCGCTTTTGGAGCAAAGCCGAAGATCCCGAAGTAGGGTTCATGGTGGTTCCTAGGCGGCTTGGTCGGATGTTGCTGGTTCCACGTGAAACTCTTTGTCCACGTCTTGCACATCTTCCCCAATCCCATGCTTGTCCGCGAACGTGTCAGGACGTTCGAAACAGTAGTCCGCGCCCTGTCTGAGCGTGATGTGCCCCGCCCTGACCAAATCAGCCACCTGTGATGGGCTTGGATCGTTCTTGCCATGCACGGCCATCTTCACGGCCCACGCGTGCGCCTGAGTCAATTTTTCGGGATCTACGCGCTCGCTCGAATTCGCTGGCGTGTTCTGCTCGTCCGCCCATCGTTCGCCATTGAGCCACGTCGCCGGATGCGCGGTGAACTTCGAATCTTGCCCCCGGCGCTCAACCGCGTATTTGTTCGCGCCCGCAAGCAGAACTTCGGCGGAAACTTTTTTGCGAGCGAGCCGGTATGCCTTCAGCGCGTGACCCCGTGCGGTCTTGCGAGGAAACGCTTCCCACCAGATTTTAAATTCATCCCCCATAGCATCCCCCTTCGGCTGGGCGGGGATATGGTTCTGGTTAGGTAAGGGTTCAGGTAAAGGTTCAGGAATGACGATCTCGTTTGAATGCCATTCCGATTCCATCTTGATGGCTTGAAGAGCGGAGGTAAGGCGAGGCCTAAGCTCGCGGAAAACAACGCTATCTGCGGGAACCTCGTTGGCTATTGCCATCGCTGCCCGCGCGTGGTTGGGGACTTTGATTGGATCGTGCCGCAGTTGGTTGAGAATGAGTGTCCACCCGTCATCGTCACGGCAAATAAAGTGCCGCTCGCATAGCATGGCGATGGCATCGTTAAGCCGATCGGACGACCAGCCAAGGTCGGCGCGGATATACCCGTCCGGCACTCTCATGCAGCCGAGAATGTTCCGATGCGGGCCGGTCATGAAGTAGAGGGCCAGCATCTTCGCGTCGTCGCTGAACGACTGGATTTTTTTGTCGGTCCAGAACGTGTCTTTTACTTTGCCGTAACTCACGCCGCCACCCTCGGCAGTCCGCCGCCCTTCTGAACGTTGCATCCATAGCAGCACGGAAGCATGTTGACCTTGCGATCCGGACCGCCCATGAAACGGGGGACGACGTGATCAACCTCGAACTTGGAATCGAGAGGCGCGTGACAGTACGCGCATCGGCCGCCTGTCAATTCCCATACCCTCTTCCTGGCGGCCCATCGGCGTTTCGGCGCGTAGCTTGCGCTGTAAGTGGGAATCGGAACCGGGAATGGCAGCGGATCAGCCTTTGGCATCGCTGCCAGCACTTTGCCCACCAGTGCCGATATGTCTCGATCGGTCCAGATCATGCCGCCAATCTCTCGTCCAGTATTTTGATGATGGCCTCATGTTCGAGCCTGAAACGCTCGCTTTCAACATAAAGGCGTTCAAATTGTGCAAACCCACGGATCACCGTTGAGTGATCGCGTCTGAAGATGCGACCGATCGCCGCGCAGTTCATTCCGGCCTTGTCCCGCATGGCACCCCAGGCGAGGTACCGAGCGCAGGAGAACTTCCGCATCCGGCAATCGCCAACCAACGCCTCCCGCGTAATCCCCGTCACATCGCAGACCGCTCTAATGATGTCCTCGGGGGTCATTCCGCGCCCTCGATTTCAACGACGCGGACCTTGTGCGGGTTTATTGGCTTGGAGTTTTCGCCGTGGCAGGACCAACCGCCGCCAATTGCTATCGCGTTAGCCAGCAACCATAGGACCGTCTGCGCGCAATCGGCTGGGATCGTGCCGCCGAATCGACGGTCTAGGAGGATGAAGCAGTCTTTCCCGTCGTCCGATTCCCTTGCCTCAAGGAGCGGGCAGGCGTAGCCGTCGATGGCTATCTCGCGGAGTTGGTATGGCGGCAAGTATTCGAGCATCAGCGCGGCTCCTCCGGGTTGACGATTTCCTTGATGCCCTTCGCCGTCTCGGACGCCAGTTCGCCAATGGGCTTGGTGACCGAGCGAGTTACGTCGATTGTGATTTCGACGGGTGCCAATGCCACCTTCGCCACGTCGGCAATAATTCCGAATAGAGATTTGAGCATTACGGCACACCCCACAGGCATGCACCCACAAGAGCCGCGGAGATGAGAATGATCATGTGGATTCTGTTCAACTGACGGGCTCCATATCATCGGGTTTCACGTCAGCCTTCCCGCTGCTCGGAGGTATCTGATACAGGCCACCTTTAAGAGCCTCGGAGAGGTCGTGGCAGGCGAACTCGAAGGCCTGAACGATGCTCCCTCCAGCAAAGGCAAGGAGACGGGCGCGTATCTCTTCCTTGGTCATCCCCGGACCGGCGGCTCTCAGGCGGTAGGTGACTTCGTTCATGCAGCTACCTGGAACTTGTCGGTTTGGTATCGAAGATCATGGGCCACGTCGCCCACAGGAACAGCGCGCAGTCGTCGGCGGCGTAGTCACCCACTGGCAGAGCGCAGAGTTCCGCGGTCGTCATGCAACGATAATGACGCTGGGCCGATTTGCCCTCGCCTTTCTGGCTCCACGTTTTGAAGGACCACGGAGGGTCGGCAAGGATGGCGCCGTATTTCATGCCGCCAGCTTGTAGGAGGCGAACCGCTTGCCGTTGCGCTTGACCATTTCACGGTCAATGCGAACGCCACGCCGTTTCAGGTCCCCGATCCTCTGAGAGAGGGCTAAGCAGCCGAAGCGATTGAGGGCACCGAGGGGAGTCACGGGGTTGCCGTGCTTGAGGTAGTTCAGGATTCGGTCGGTCTGAGATTTCTTCATGCT